TTCTTGCCCGCACGCATACTGTATTTGATGATGTTGCCTTTGAGAAAGCCGATGAACTCCTCGGGGGTGAGCACGGCCTCCATAACGGACCAAGGCTGTACGCCCATGTCTTTGTAGTGTTGGCCGCCGATCTGCAGGTCGTCAGCGTTGGCTTGCATTGTGATTTTGTCAGTCATGGTTTTGCTTTCGTAAGTTCTTTGGCTTTGGTGTAAGTGTAGATACTGCCGTTGGAGTTCAGGTCCTTCGACCGGGCTGGCACCGGGGTGGCGGACTTTACGGACAAAACCCCAAGGGAGTTCTGCCGCCAGTTGAATGCGTTGTGCATGGATTTGCGTGTGCCGTCTGGCCATTTGTGCATGGTTGCGCCTTTCAAAACAAAACAGTTTCGCACAGGATCAAACCGCACGAGGTCAAGTGTGTTGATGTTCATTGGTTTCGGGCCGCGATCATGGCGTCTGCCTGCCTATATGACCAAGCCGCAATCTTGTCTACACCCATTGTCATGTCTGTGTCAGTCATGATTCCCTGCATCGCCTTGGCCGCAAAGTAGTCGCGCAGGGTCATGCCTTGGGTCATCTGATCTCCGACCACAATAGGAAACGCTGGGCCGCCTGTGTTTGTGCTCATCTCAACTCTCCTGTAAAAATTTCTCTACGATCGGGCGCATCTTCTTGAGGCGCAGGTTCTCAAGCACGTCCTGCATGGCAAGCTCAAGCTCTCGAACGGTCACCGCATCAAGCTGTGCGTCATGAATCTCCATGCCAAGGTTTAAGGCCTTGAGCTCCTCGCCTCGCACAATGAACTTGTGGTCGTTCGCTACGCCCCTTCGGGCCAGCGCCAACAGGTTGTCCTGCGCGTGCTGGATTTCGTCCAGCCAGTCACCGCCTACGCCGCGCTTGCACAGCGCCTCGGCCACGTTCATGGCGTCGATGATGGCGTCAATGTCCCGGCGTTCTGCAATGCCTGTTCGCAGGTTGTTCATGGCGTCGTAGTTGCGAATCTTGAGCGTAGTGCCAGCACCGATCTGCTCGACCTTCTTCATGCCAGCCTGCACCCATTTCATCGTGTCAATGATGACCCCTTTGGGGCGGTACTTGCTACGCTTTCTCATTTGAACCCCAGCTCCTCTTTGAATGCGGAGAAGCCCAAGATCATGTCAGAAGCCTGAGCGTAGTCAAGGCAAACGTAGTAGTCCTGTGTCACGCAGTTATGCGGCGGGAACTTGACAATGTAGCCATTGCCTGTGTTGGTTATTTCGCACAGCGCACGGCCGGGGTTGTAGTAGTTCTTGCCCGCAATGACGCGGGACCTGTTGCCCTTGCGCCTGACGGTTTCGGTGGTGCTCATTTCTTGTCCAGCCAGATGGTGTGGGACTTCGCTTGCGGCACGATGGCCTGACGGAATGAATACTCGCCCTTGAGCTCCTTGTTGACTTCGTACCGCTGAAACGCTTTCTTGACAGCAGGCACCTCGTCAGTGGGCACGACGATCGCCACATCGTTGAGCAGCATGTAGTCAAAGTGTTGGTCGTACTTGGTGCCGCCCTTGCCGAACTTGGGCTTGTCGGGCTTGGGCACGTACTTGTATTCGCCTTTGGGTGGCGGCGGTTTTACCCATGTAGTGCGGGGAGTGTTGTCTACCATGGTGAGTCCTCGTGGTTGTTTGGGTTAAATGGAATGGGCTTGCGAGGTCCAGAGTCTTGCGGCGGCGGACCGCCCAGTGGGAATGGCCATGTCATTCTGCGTTCTCCAATGAGTCGTTGATCAGCTGCTGTTTGACGAGCTCCAACACACCGATGACGGTGGACATGTACAGCGACTCGTCGTACTTGTGAACCACCTCCAGTAACTCATCGACAAGCCCTTGCGCAATCTTGCCTTGATTCAGGTTCATGCGTTCTCCCCCAAAACAATGATCTCCAGCTTCTCCACGGCAAGGCACAGGTCTTCGTGCAGGTAGTCAGGCAGGTCGGTCTTTGTGCTGAACGCCCAGCTCTCCAGCGCGGACAGCAGCTTGATCAGTTTGAGTGCGTCTTCTTTGGTCATAACCCCACCTGCTTCAATGCGGCTTGCAGGCCAGCAAACCCGCCAACACGCTGGTTGTTGATAAGGATGAATGGCATCTGCTTCACGTCGGGGTACTCGGAGAAGAATGCAAAGCGTGTGGCCTCGCTGGCATCGGTCTTGACCTCCTCATACTCCAGCCCTTTGGACTTGAGCAGTTGCTTGGCGCTCACGCAGTTGGGGCAATTTGCTTTTGTGTAGATCCTGATGTTCATATCAGCCTCCAAAAAGCGCACGGAGTTCCATATACACGGCCATGGCTTGCCGTACGTTTAGGGAGCCAATGACTGACTCTACAGTCCACTCTGGCGTTACAGCCTGCACGGGTTCTACAACCGGTGCTGGCGCTACCTTCTTGCTTGCGCGTTTTGCTTTGGCGCGCGCCTTCTTAATCAGGCCGGGCTTGATCGGTGTGTACTCGTCTTGGCATGCAATCACATGCTTGTTCTCGTCTTCACGCAGCATGCCGCTCATGATCATCTGCCCGAGCAAAGACGTTGTTGACTTGCGGTTGTGGCCTTGCTCTTCGAGCGCTGTGGCAATCTCTGAACGGGTCAGGCCAAAGTTGTCCCGCGCAAAATCAAACGTGATGCGCGAAACGTTGTTTGTTGTTTGGAAGCGATGAGGAGTTGTCATAGTAGTTGGTGTGGGCTCAGCGTCCCACGCTTTGATGACTTTGGACAGTTCGGATTTGAGGTCTGGCATGAGGGTCTCCTTATTTCTTGGGCCAGCCGAGCTTGCTCAGGTCGGCGGCTACGTTTGCCAGTGCTGGCAGGTTCTTGGTTGGTTGCGCTTCGGTTGGGTAGTACTTCTTGAACTCTGGGAAAGTCTTGAGTGCCGACGCCAGCGTGCGGATACCCTCGAACGCACCCTCCAACTTGTGCTTCATGGCGCGGCGCTCTTCTTCTTGCTTGTGGTACGGCGCAAGAATTTCCTTGATCTGCTCATTGGTCACATCGCCAACTGGCAGGTCGTCTCCCCAATGGCGGTACTCATTGGTGTACTCCACAGATTTATGGCGAAGCGCCTCGGGCTTGGTCTTGTACAGCTTGCGCACTTCGGGGCTCATGGCTTTGACGATAGCCTCCTTGATTGCTTTGGTGCGTGCTGCTTTGTCGATGGGCGGAACATCCGCCATGATTGCATTGACGATCGCTTGCTTTGTGTACTTATTGAGGTTCATTTCTTTTAACCTTAAAACAATTCGAATTGAACGGGGTTGAGGAGGGATGCAAGGTCTGGGGGTGTCCAGCCTTCGGGCTTGAGAATCTTGCCGTCTTCACGGCGGCGCACAGCGCCTGTCTGCGGGTCGATCTTGGCCATGTTCGAGCGCATGACTTCGGCCCAGCCTTCGTTCATAGGGAAGCCACGAGACAAGCCGTAGCCGATGACCACGACGAGAATGTCCAGCACAGCATCGAACTCTTCTGTGCGGTCCCCTGCGGCTACGGCCTCCTCCAGCTCGCTTAGTTCTTCGTCGACCAGCCGGTCGTATAGCTCAGCTTGAGCCGGGTTTTGCCCGCTGGTTGTTTGGCCGCATGCACGCATGAACATGGCTTGGTCGTCGAACACGGAGTGCGGGGCTTGTCGCATCTCCAATCGCTCGCTCAAGGCCTTGATAAGGCCGCCTTGCCCATCCGCCTCGCGGATGAGTTCATTGTCAGTCAGGTTGTCGTAGATCATGTGAGTTCCAAAAAGGTTAAGAGGTTGTTGTCGAGATCGGTGGTGAACCAGACGACAGCGTCTGGCGGTGGTGAGTAGATGCGTTTGAGGTGGCCCCCAACGATTGCGGCAGTGATGATGCGCTCAAGCCATTCAGGCCGGTTGTCCAGCTCGCCTCGCCATGAGGTCTCAACGCCGTCGTGCCAGCACTTGAGGGCGTAGTCATTGCCACGTTCTTCGTATCTGTATTCGCGTTCATGTGTTTGGTACATCAGTGGTCGTGGGTATTTGCAATCGAACTTGTTTTTGATTACGCGGACTCTGTCACTCGCTTCCCACGATTTCTCCGCCTGCATCATCCGTATCCTCTCCCCAGTCAAACGCGTCCAAGATTGCGTCGACTCGTTGCTTGGTTTGGACTCGGGTGCTGTGCTCATCGCGCAATTCCTTTGGTGTGACACCGGACAATAACTCTTCAACCTGACGCGCAGCTTTCGTGAGCGCAGGATCATTCGTGACGTTCAGTGAGCGGAGCAGATCGCACAGGTCAAGCGCACCCGTCACCATCGTGTCGTGGAACCTGCGGCCCTTGCCATCCTCCTCAATCACCAGTCGGTCAGACAGGCGAAGCAGGGCAGCGTGCAGGCGGCTCCATGCGTCTTGGTTGGCTTGTGCCAGTTTGACCTCCATGCGGCGCTCGTACTGCTCGATCAGATCACGTTGCACCTCGCTCTCAATGTCAAGGCGGAAGTCACCGCCCGTAGGCAGTGGCGTGAAGCTAGACTCCATGCGAAAGCGCAGGGCCACTTGTGCGCGGCTGAGATACTCTTTGCGGTCGAACAGCGTGCCGAGTTGGAAGGCGGCGGACGCTACCAGCGTGTCGTACTTGTCGAGGAACACGTCAACGAGCCGCTCAAACTCTTGCTTAAACCTACCCATGGTTTGTTGGTAGTCGAGCAGTGCGGCAGTGGGCAGAAGTCGTGCGCCTTGGTCATTCCATGGCAGGGTCATGCGGTAGTGCTCAGCACGCGCACGCGCTTGGAACTTGGTCAGGTCGTCGAGCTCTTTGCACTCCGCAAACAGGTTCTTGTAGACCGATGCGGCCTTCTTGGAGCCGGAGCCCTTGGCCGTAGTGACCTCGCCTTGCGTGGCCTTGTCTTGCTTGCGGCCGGAGTACACCGAGATGTGCAGGTCTACCATCATGGCAGAGCGAGCGATACCGGCAACGGTGGAGGGTTGGGATTCGATTACGTAGTTCATTTCTTTTAACCTTAAAAGTTAGTTCCATGTGCGGTGGACTTCAGCCACCCATTCTTTGCCGTCGTACTCTTCGATCGTCCACTTGACGTCGTCGGGTATCTCGACGATGCGCAGCGCGGCGTGGTCGCCACTGCACTCCATGACGCCGAGTTGTTCGAGCACACGGATGAGGATGGGGTCATCCCGCTCTATGCCTTGGTTGTAGAAGGCGCCGCGCTCTGCCTCTGGGATGCCTGCATAAGCGCAGTACAGATCTTCTGCCTCTTGGGTTATGCTGAACCCGCCGTAGTCGGCGTTGATTACGATTTTCTGGGTCATCTTTTAACCTTAAAAGTTGTGTTCCTCTTTGACGAGTTTCATCGTCAGCTTGGATGCATCGACGAAGTCGTCCGCCACGATCGTGACCGTCAGCCAGTCATGCGGTTGCTTCACTTCGATACTCGGGATGTATGACTTCTGGTAGCCCTGCGAGCCCTTGCCGGTGCCCACAGGAAGCTCGCCTATCTGCTCAGCGTCTTGCACTGCAGTCATCAGGATTTCCAGTTGGTGCTGGGTCAGCAACAGATTCTTGCCGCTGACAATTACTTGGTATCTCATACTTCACACTCCTCAATTTCAAAAGTTACGTCGTTGCACTCGCACGACTCGATGAACGACTCCTCGCTCGTCAAGTGTTCATACTCATCACGCAGATCGCGGTAGAGTTGGCGGGATATGTCGTCCACGTAGTCCTGCAGTGCCCGCTCAAGCTCGGCTTCGTAGAACTGCTCCTCAACCAGCGCATCCCATGCGTCTGAGTCAAGCCCTGCAAAGATTCCTGCGGGGTATGTGTTGCCTACACAGCCACCATCCAGATTGACACGCGCACTACAGTCGCGGTTGTATGTCGTGACGCTGGCGTAGTCGCCGTAGTCCTCCATTGCCAATCGCAGTGCCGGGTACTTCTCAGCGTAGGTTTGCTCGCCATCCTTGGTCACGTCCATCCACTTGTGCACGTCGATGCGCCCCTCAAACGTGGCGTAGTCCCCTTGGCTGTATGACAGGCGGAAGCGAAGCCTGACTTCGTGCGCACCAGCGGGCTCCAGTTGCTCTTTCAGGCGCTCCTCCGTGTATTCCCACCAGTCGTAGCTAACGGCGTACTCTGTCCACTTTAAATACTCCCTTTGGAACCGCTTCGGGTCGGAACTCTTGAGTTTTTCGGCGGTCAGGCGGCCGTCTGGTTCGCATGTACTCATCATATTTCTCCATGTGTTTGTTGGCGTACAGCATGGCGACTGCCTTTGCTGCTTCGAGGTCTTCGATGTGTTTAACGATAGGTTCGGAGGTAGTGGATTCCCCCGAGACATGAACCCACCATCCCCCAAAGTGGACGACTCGTGCTACCTTGAAGTTGACTCGCTTGTGGGTGAGGGTGTAGTCGTCAAACCCGTTCTCCACCCATTCAAAGTCGTCTATGGTCATACGTTGCAGTCGATTGACCGCCTCACTCGCAGGTAATACTGGTTGTTGTCGCCGGTGTGGCGCTCTTCGGTGTCATCCCTGTCCTCACCAATGCGAACGAACTCGGTGTGGTAGCCGTCAATACCGCCTTCACCTATGGCCGTTGTCCCATCAAACGCGGACATCATGTCATCGAACATCTTGACGCCGGGGTAACTCGGGTACCACTTCACTTCCGGCAGGTTGAACTGCAACACACAGTCTTTGTCCATCCACACCATGTACGGGTCACCGAACTCGTCGGACACAGCTTTGAACGTAGTGGCCATCAGCACCTTGAGCTGCTCGTACTTCTCCCGCTCGTCTTCCTCGTTATGCCAATCTGGGTAAATGAGCGCCATCACATCTGATCTGTATCCCATGTCACTTCTCCGTTAAGACCAGCACTGTGCTGATCGCATCTACCAATGCCTCCCCGTCCTTCACGATGTACACCTCGCGCTGGAACTCATCCGGCCCGTTCGGGTTGTACTTGCGCTTCATGAAGTCAATGTACGTCCCATTAATAGCCTCGTGGATGGTGAACTGTCGCAGTCGGTTCGTCATGGGTGGCCCCTCTTGCGTAGCAAGCATCGGCGCGTCGTTTAGCCGCTTGCGGCGTTCGCCCACACGCTCCCATGAAGCCATCAGAATTCGGTCAATCAGTTTTGCAAACATCACACTCTCCAAACAAAAACATCAAACAACACAACGACCAAGCAGAGGGCGAACACCACTGCCTCGATCACATCAATCCATGGCCTGCGCCATGTGTTTACGGGCTTAGCCGGGCCTGTGTATTTCATTTCATCTTCCTCGCAAGGGTTTCAAGGTAGCCTCGCGCCACATCCAGCGGCACCTCGGCGTGGTAGAAAAAGATCGCGGCATCCGCCAGTCGTGGGTCGCGGGGCATGCCCAGCAATACCACTTGAATGTAGCGTCGCTTATCCATACTTTTAACCTTAAAAGTTTCAGGCTTCGATGCGGATGCTTGTGCCGAACGGCGCTTGCAAATCGGATGTGATGGCCCACAGCGTAGGCACGTCAGTGCGGCCCCAGTCCCCGACATAACCGTCAGTGAACTGCACGATGGCTTGAGGGTTGATGTTCTCGGTACGCAGGTAGTCAAACAGCACGGAGCCGTCAGTGCCCCCGCCGCCCTTGACCTTGAGGTCTTGCACAGCGAACTGACCGTCTTCAAATATCTGGTGGCCAGCCACTTCCGTATCCCAATAGACCACATGAACTTTGCTTGGCTTGACATCCTCGATGATGGTTTTGATTTCGGACACGAACCGCGTCATCTCGCCGCCGCCAAAAATCGAACCGGACGTATCGAAGCCGATGACAAGCTCTGTCATAGTAGTCCCTACCATCGAAGGCATGTAAATGTCCATGCCGATGTAGCGTCGATTGGGTTTGCGCCATGACGACTCGTCACGACCAGCGCAGGTCTCGGTGATGAACTCGCGCAACACTTTCTTCCAGTCGATCGCAGGGGCGAGCAGGTCACCGAACAGGCCGTCCTCGGCACCCGCACCCTTACCGGCCAGCTTCTTACGCATGATCTCGCCTTGGCGGATGGCGCGCTGTATCTCATCGGCTTGCTGTTGTTCCTTGGCTGGGTCACCGTTGGCTTCGTTGCCATCCCAGTCGTGCTCGTCCATACCCTCGCCGTCGCCTTGACCCGAGCCGTCTTGCTCTTCCATCTGTTTCTTGAGGTCAGCGTAGATCATGGCAACAGACCAGCCGCGATACTTGGGCTCGACAGGCACACCGACCTTGGGCATCTTGACGAAGCCTTCGCCGTCATCGGTATCGTGCAGTGTGAGGTTGACGAAGAAGTCGGCGGCGATGTTGGCAAGCCGGGCATTCTCCTCGTGCAGTGCACGCCATGTGACCATGTGGCGATAGGCTTTGTGCGTTGCCTCGTGCAGTACGAGGAAGCGAAGCTCGGGCTCGGTGGGCATATGCTCTTCGATGAACTTGGGGTTGTACTTGACGTTCCAGCCGTCAGTGGCGGCAGTGGGCACAGATTCATCGACCGTCACCTTGCCACAAGCCAGCACGCCAGAGTA